TGGTGTTTCATTCGACGAAGCACAAGAAACTTTCACTGCTAGATACACTCACGAGACTGTAGCTTTAGCGTTCGCAATCACTGAAGAAGCGATTGAGGACAACCTGTATGACAGACTTGCTTCAAGATACACAAAAGCACTAGCAAGATCTATGGCTCAAACTAAACAAGTAAAAGCAGTTAATCCATTAAACAATGGTTTACCTGGTGGCTCTTTCACTTCTGGTGATGGTGTTACTTTGTTCAATACTGCTCACCCAACTATTGCTGGAACTTTCAGTAATACGTTAGCGACAGCTGCGGACTTAAACGAAACTTCATTAGAGCAATCAATGATTGACATTGCTGCTCTTACTGATGAAAGAGGTTTAAAGATCGCTGCTAAAGCTACAAAGATGATCATTCCATCTGCACTACAATTCACAGCTGAAAGACTTATGGCTTCTGCTGGTAGAGTTGGAACTGCTGATAATGATGTCAATGCACTTAAATCTAAGGGGATGATTCCTCAAGGATATTCTGTTAACAATTTCTTAACAGACACAGATGCGTTCTACATTATCACTGACGTGCCAAATGGTATGAAACACTTTGAAAGATCTCCATTGACTACTAAAATGGAAGGTGACTTTGATACTGGTAATGTGAGATACAAAGCTAGAGAAAGATACGTATTTGGCGTATCAGACCCTAGAGGTGTATTTGCTTCACCAGGAGCATAATAAATAATTTTTTGTGGCGGGACACAGTTCCGCCACAATCATAAAATAGAAAGAAAAACCATGAAAAAATTCCTAATAAACATATACGCCTACGATTATCACGCTAGATTTGAAGTAAAATCTAATGATGACGCCATTTCTCTAGAACAAGCAATAGTTGACAAACTAGGAGAAAATAGTATAGTTTGGGAATCATCGGGAATGTTTAGAGATATTCCTTATCGAATAACCTATGAGGAGGTTAGTAATGATACAAGACCTTTACAAACAAAAAAGGTCCTTGGAGTTGAAGTGGGAACAGGAGCATCTATCTAATGGTAGATATACTCTTGAAATGGTCAGAATTGATGACAAAGTTAAAAAAGTCATTACTGACATTAAGCTTGAAGAAGCGAGAATTGCTCACTTACAAAATAGCGTCGAAGGCGCTGCTCCACAAGTTTCTGTAGCTACTTAATCAAAAGCTACATTGCTGAAATGCATAAATACCGTAGGCTCTCTTGCACTCTACTAAAAACTAGTATATAAAAAACTCACTAAGATAATAATAGTACATAAATTGGTTATCTTTGCTTAGTAAGATAGCTGGCGCATAGGAGGCGCTGATTATATGAAAACACACTTTTCAAACGGAGTAACAAACGTAAGAGGAAAAGATGGTGCTACTTCTTTATTTAGTGGTATCAAACAACCGCTTATAACTGGTGGAACATCACCACAAGAGCAAGCGTATCAAAATGACTGGCAGATCTACAATGCAAGTGACTGGTCAGTCACTTCAACTGGTGGATCAGACTTTCAACTAGCAGAATATGCTGGTGGATGGTTAAGACAAGGAGATAATGCTCCTGCCGCTGGTGAAATACAAGGTATTGCAGGACCAGAAGTTTGGCAATACAATGCAAACCAAAAATGGTGGTTTGAAACTAGCATAGCAATCACTGACGTAAGTGATTTAAACACTTGGGTAGGATTTGCTCAAGATGGTTATGCAGATTCAGATACTTTACCAACTGATGGTATTGGTTTCTCACACTTGCAAGATACAACTACAATACAATTCATTTCTAGAAAAAATGGAGCAGGTGTATCTTTTGATATGTTAGACACATCAGGTGGATCTACTTTTACTATGTTAGATTCTACTATCGCTACACAAACAGCTACAGTACAGGCAATCCCAGCTAACTCAGTTAGACTAGGGTTCCAATACCAACCAGCTGGAAGTGAAGTGGGTGTTACTGCGAATCAATTTAAATTGTACCTAAACGGCAATGCTGTTGGAGTACAAGCCGCTACAACTGTGCCGGATGATATTGCATTAGAAATAAATATCATGGGTGCACACAAAGGTACAAACGCTAATCATTTAGTTGTTGACTACTTTAACACGTTCCAATCTAGAGTGGCTGGAACTGGCGTAAGCGCGTAATACAAATAATTAAAGTGCTCCTTCGGGAGCACTTTTAATACGGAGAATCAAATGGGTTTTAAAAACGACATACAAGCTACTAGATCTGATGCTGCAGCAGGCGCAACAGCTATTATAGCGCCACCAGTAAGATTAAGAGGTATAATTATTGCTTCTGATGGTGGAGGCGCAGGTGTTCTAGAACTTACAACAACATCAAATTCAGGAGCAACTTTATTTCTTGCAGATATCCCAACAGGTGATGTAATTAATTTTAATTTTCCTGAAGATGGAATTTTGTTTCCAAAAGGGATTTTTTGTAAGACTAAAACAAATGTTGCTGCATATACTCTATTAACAGACAAATATTCTGGTCCTAATTTAACAGCAGGATAGGAGGTCTAAATGGCTAACGTAACCTCGGGTTCTTATACTTTTGATAAGAACCTTGGAATAGATGAAATTATTGAAGATGCATACGAACGTATTGGGATGCAAGGGGTTTCTGGCTATCAGCTTAAAACTGCAAAACGATCTTTAAATATTTTATTTTCAGAATGGGGAAATAGAGGATTACAATTTTGGGAAGTAAAAAACCAAAATGTTACATTAGTTGATGGACAAGCGGTATATACTTTTTTTAGATCCCCGAGTGATGGTACGTCAAGCGGCATTAGTACAACTTTATCTGCTGGTATAAATACAAGCGTTACTACAATTGGGGTTGCTTCAGTTACAGGATTGCCTACAAGCGGTATAATTATTATTGGAACAGAACAAATTACTTATTCTGGAATTTCTTCATTAAACCTAACAGGATGTGTTAGAGGCGTTAATGGCAGCACAGCTGCTACTCATAGTACAAGTGATGCAGTTTTACAATTTCCAATTGGTATGACCGATATTCAAGAAGCAGCTTATAGAGTTAAATCTACTTCTGTTGATACACCAATGACTAAAATTAGTAGATCTCAATATCAAGGTTTTTCAAATAAAACTTCTAAAGGTTTACCAAACCAATACTGGGTCCAAAGATTTATTGATAAAGTTACAATGACTTTGTATTTAACACCAGGTGCTTCTGAAGATGGAAACTATATTAATTTTTATTATACAAAAAGAATTGATGATGTAGGTGCATACACAAATGCAACTGATGTTCCTTACAGATTTATACCATGTATGATTGCAGGATTATCATATTACTTAGCTGTAAAATATGCACCACAAAGAGTTCAAGAATTAAAATTATTATATGAAGATGAATTATTAAGAGCAGAAGACGAAGATGGTTCTTCTAATTCTACTTACATATCACCTAAAATATATTACCCAGGTATTGGTTAATGACTACTTTTTCACAAGGTAAGTATGCTTTAGCAATATCAGATAGATCTGGCATGGCTTTTCCATACAACGAAATGGTTAGAGAATGGAATGGTGCCCTGGTTCATATTTCAGAGTACGAGCCTAAACAACCACAATTAGAACCTAAACCTACAAGTGCAGATCCACAAGCTTTACAAAGAGCAAGAACTGCTAGAACAGAATTTCCAACAGAAGATTTTTTACCACAAGACCCTATTACAACTACAGCTGCAGATGCAACAGTTTCTATTTCTTTTCCAAATGGTGCAATGCAAGCAAATGATTTTTTTAGACTAAGAGATATTAAATCTCCAGTAGGTGGTGTTGCAATAACTACTTTACAATTATCTACAACTTTAAATGGTGCAATTACAGATTCAGCTACTACAATTACTTTAGCTGATGCATCAGCATTTCCAACATCAGGTTTTGTTGTAATAGAAAAAGTAAACAGCACAACAGGATTTTATGAAAATGAAGTTATTGAGTACACTGGAAAATCTTCAAACGATTTAACTGGATGCACGAGAGGAACAAGTGCTCCCTACAGAGGGGTTAGTCCTGTAAATACAACAGCAAGCTCACATGCAACTGGAGCAAAAATTTTTGGAGCTTATAAAATATCTTTTCTTGAAGAAACAGAAGAACTCGCTGGATATAATGATAGCAGTGGTAATCCTGCTCTTACAACAACCCAAGTAGGATTTGGTTTTGAACTTGTGAGTAATGCTAGTAGTACAGAAACAGGAGGCGGTTTACAGTGTACAGTTGGACCGATTAATGATAGAGGTTAATTATGTCAGGAGTTAAAAAATACGATTACAGCACATTAACTGCAGCAATAAGAAGCTATAGTGAAGTAGATAGTGATGTTTTTACACAAGCAATTATTGATGAATTTATAATGGCGGCTGAATTTAGAATCTATCAAGAGCTTCCTATGGACTCTGCTAGGTTTGTTCAAGAAGGTACATTAGCTGCTGATGATAATACAATTAATGCACCAGCTGGTGCTTTGTTTATAAGAGGTATAGAAGTATTTAATTCTACTTCAGCTACTACAGGTAACGGAAGTTGGTTAGAGAAAAAAGACCAAACATATTTATCAGAATATACAGATAGATTAACAGGGCCCGAAGGTGATAGGACAGCCCAAGATGTAACAGGTTTTCCTAAATATTATGCAATGTTTGGTGGTGCGGATAATACTACAGACACATCATCAGGAGGCATGTATTTAGCTCCTACACCTGACGCTAATTACAAATTTAGAATATATTATAACAAAATGCCAAACGGCCTTGGATCAGGCACTGGTTTTAATAACAACACATATTTAAGCACATATTTTCCACAGGGTTTATTATATGCATGTCTAGTCGAGGCTTATGCTTTTTTAAAAGGTCCAGTTGATATGTTGACATACTATGAAAATAGATATAAAAATGCAATACAACAGTTTGCAGGAATGCAGCTTGGAAGACGAAGAAGAGACGATTACACTGACGGCACTGTTAGAATACAAGTTAAATCTCCGTCTCCGTAACAAGGAGTAAAAAATTATGGCAATATCATCAGCGATTTGTAACAGCTTTAAACAAGAAATTTTAGTTGGTACTCACAACTTTACTGCATCATCTGGAAATAGTTTTAAATTAGCTATGTACACAAGTTCAGCATCTTTAGGTGCAAGTACAACAGCTTATAGCACATCAAATGAAATCTCAAATACATCTGGTTCAGCTTACACAGCTGGTGGAAAAGCACTTACAAGTGTTACTCCTGTTTTAGATGGTTCAACAGCAGTTTGCGATTTCGCAGATATTAGTTTTACCTCTGCATCTTTTACAGCAAATGGTTGTTTAATTTATAACGATACACAATCTGATAAAGCA